GAACGTACTCTGCCGTGATCTTATCGTCTCGGCGCTGTTCCCATGTCTTTGCTCTAATGACTGCTGTCATGTGATGTTTCTCCGTGGTTAGAATTTAGTCGGGCAGGCTTCCCCCCATCCGACAAACTCAGTATCTCAAATTAGCTAGCACAATACTATTAACTATTACCACCCTGTTAGACTGTGTTTATATATCAGTATCCATGCTTAGTCATTATGGGTATAGCACCATAGTGCTAGGTGAGGAACTCGTTCCTCGTTCTACTTGTGAGATATTCACATTTTTCTGAGATCCTGATCGACTTGCTTCGCTCGTCTGACCCTCCCCCTATTTAGCTGGGGTTGAGTGCAGACGGGATACAGGGTTCCCGTCGTGAGTCTCGGTACAACCCTGACGAGTGAAACGAGTTCACTCAAGCCGTAGCATCCACCGTCATAAAGAGCGCAGTTAGTCGACTCGTCGACGCTACTATCTTTCTGATCTAGCAGTCATATCTGGACATAATCAGTAATCGATGTATCCGATTGATACCAGTGGATTGATTGATTGTGTCGATCGTTAACTGTGGTGTGTGGTGGGGTTAGGAACCAACAGCGTAGGTCTGGCTGGGTGGTGTTAGTTGTGTGATGTGGGGGTTAGGAACCACTAACTGAGATAACTCGCAGGGGCTTAATAGTGGTGTGTGGCTCCCGTCTCCGTTCCGCTCTCTTTCAGCCCAGTGCGGTGGTTTGAGGTTGCGCCGCTGGCGCAGTTTATTCCGTCCTCGGTCCTGCGGCCCTGCGGTGAGCAGTCCAGACCGTACATCCACCAGCGCGGTACCACCGGGGGGAGGGGGTTGCTCCGGCATCTAGGGATGAAGGTGCCACCCAGATTTACTAGAGGTGAATTCTGAAAAAAAGGAAGGGGGGGAAACCTGGATGAAGGATGAATCCCTTCTGGAAGTCTTGCTGTTCTACGATGGTTATTTCGAACACCATGCTTGCCGGTTCAGCATATCTTTACCGGAGGTTGTTTTTCAACGCACACTGAATAACTTTCTTGGAATATTTTGTTATATGCATAAGCACAAAAGGTATAGACTTTTGGAATAAGGGGATATACTATTTAGCTTTCTAGCATCAGGACAACTGTACCTATGGCTAGCACAGAAGACCTTATTGCTGACTACTTGGCTAAGGGCGGCACTGTCACTAAATACAATGACTGTAGCCCCAAAGATTCCATGCGCCGCAGTTTCAAGCCCTACAAAAGAAAAGACGGCGGGATCTATCGCAAAAGACACATCAAGAAGCCAGAGCAGGCTGTTGTCTTCTCTGGTTACAACAGCGGTAAGGGGTGATGGTGGATAAGGTGTCTACCCAAGCTGAAATCGACAAGGCGGTGGCTAGCTTCCTGTCCTCTGGTGGGCGTATTTCCCGTTTAGCTGAAAAGGATCCAGAGCAGGCGCAGGCTGATTTCTATGAAGCTCGCCGTAATCGGCTAGTTAAGCAGGCTAGTAGGTATAAGCGCCGTGGCTGACTTAGACGAAAAAGCCGCCGCCCATAAAGCTAAGCGTGAGGCGCGGAAAGCCAAGGCAAAGGCTGGGTTGACTCATAACAACCTCAAAGCCCTGCCCGTGATGTCCCGCCGTGAGCAGACAGAGCGCCTCCATGAGCTGAAGGCTCAATTCCTAAGCAATAAGAAGCTCGGCCCCCTGGTTGAGAAGATGTTTGATATTGCAATGAACGATGAGCATGACGGTCAGATGCAAGCCATGAAGATGATTGCTGACAAGATCCTGCCCACACAGTCCTTTTCTTCTGAGTCTAAAAAGTCCTCCGCAGTGCAGATCAACATATCTGGCCTACAGGTATCGGCTATAGAAGAGAAAGAAATAAGCAACAACGATCCTGTGAGCATTCAGTAATATGGCCTCTCTGGACTTGTCGCTATTACCTTGGCAACAGACCGTAATGGAGTCTGACGCCAGATTTAAGGTGGTGGCCGCTGGTCGCCGTACTGGCAAGTCATATCTGGCCGCTATCTCTCTTATTCTCAGGGCATTAGACGGTCAGGAGGGTAAGGTCTTCTATGTTGCACCTACGCAGGGTCAGGCCAGAGACATTATGTGGCACACCCTGTTTGATATTGCTGGTGAGATTATTGAGCGTAGCCATGTCAACAACATGGAGATCACCCTAGCTGGCGGCAACACTATCTTTCTAAAAGGTGCTGACAGACCCGACACGCTACGTGGTGTCTCTCTTAAGTACCTGGTTCTTGATGAGTACGCATTCTGCAAGCCTGACGTATTCGACAACATCCTTAGACCTGCCTTGGCTGACAGGCAGGGTGACTTACTGGCTATTGGCACACCCGAAGGCCGTAATCACTTCTATGATATGTACGTAGGGGCGACAAAGTGGGAGGACTGGGAGGCTTTTCACTACACCAGCTTTGATAACCCCCTTGTCCCAAAGTCTGAGATAGAACACGCCAGACAGACCCTGCCGTCCTATGCCTTCCATCAGGAGTTTATGGCGTCCTTTGACGCAAGAACCGGCTCACTGTTCGACCCTGAAGCCTTCCTCTATCACGACAGCAACGTGAAGATTGCTGACGGCGACCACTATATCTCTATTGACCTTGCCGGTTTTAAGCAACAGGGCCAGAGAAAGGCCAAGAAAAGAGACAACTCGGCCATTGCCGTGACCAAGGTTTCCTCTGACGGTAAGTGGTGGGTGGAAGACATTATCTACGGTCAGTGGTCACTGGATGAAACGTGCCAAAAAATATTCGACGCAGTAGAAAAGTACAAGCCAATAAAAGTAGGCATGGAAAGGGGCATTGCCCAGCAGGCGGTGATGTCACCCATGTCAGACCTAATGAGAAGGCGTGGACGATTGTTCCGCGTGGAGCTTCTTACACACGGGAACCAGAAGAAGGAAGATAGGATTGCCTGGGCCTTAGCTGGCCGCTTTGAAAACGGCATGATCTCTCTCCGTCGCGGCGACTGGAACACAAGATTCTGCGATGAAGCCGCCAACTTCCCATCCGCCTTAGTACACGACGATCTAATCGACGCGCTCTCATATTGCGACCAGATGGCACAGATTGCCTATCTCGACGGCATTGAGCTTGCTGATGATTGGGAGCCGCAAGATGCGGTCGCAGGATTTTAGATATAAGCATTTATCGGAGAGAGAGATGCCTAAAACGTACAAGCAAAGAGTGCAGGAGCGCAAGCTGGCAACCGCTAAAAGAGAGCTTCAGCGAGACAGGGAGCTTGACGCCAGACAAGAGCTTAGGATTGCAACGCTAAACGATAAATCAAAAAAAGCAGGCGTTGGCTCTGAAGTGGCTAAAGCAATGCTTTCAAGCACAGCACGACGAACCAGACGCGCCATGGAGCTTCGCGGCAAAGGACAATCCCCCGTGAAGAAGAAAGAGAAAAATGGCGGCGGCGTTCAAGAGCTGGTCTATAAGCTATGAACGATCCAGAGCCGATAGGCGTAGAGCAAGACCTTTACTCATGGCTTGAGTCTATGACTCAGGAGTGGCGTGACCACTATGAAGCTAATTTTGCCTCCAAGCATGAAGAATACTACCGACTCTGGAGAGGTATCTGGTCTGAATCAGACAAAACTCGCCAATCTGAGCGTTCTAAGATTATTGCGCCAGCACTACAGCAGGCTGTGGAGTCCGCTGTAGCAGAAATTGAGACCGCCTCATTCTCTCAATCGTTCATGTTCGACATCGTGGACGATGAGGAGACCCCAATCCAGCCCTCCCCGCAAGGCCAACAGCTCCAAACCGAACCCCAGACGCCTGCGGGGGCGCTGGATGCCAAGGCTGTTAGGGCAAGACTCCACCATGATATGGAGCGAGCCAACTACAGGGCCGCTATTGGTGAGATTCTGATTAACTCTGCGGTCTATGGCACAGGTATTGGGGAGATTGTCCTTGAGGATTCCATCGAATATGTGCCTACACAGATGCCAATGGAGGGTATGCCAGAGGGATCTAACCTTGTTGAGTACGGTGTAGAGAAAAGAAGCAGGCCAATCGTCAAGCTGAACCCTATTCAGCCCAAAAATCTCTTAATTGACCCCAATGCCACCTGCGTATCCAGCGCAATGGGGGTATGTGTTGATGAATTTGTGGGTATTCACCACATACAACAGCTTCAGGAGTCTGGTGTTTACAGAGATGTAGACATCACTGAAGACCCTACCCACCACACATTGGAGGCAGACAGCGAACTGCCTAATCAGCCCAGAACAAAGGTCAATGTAAAGCGTTATTACGGGTTAGTGCCTACTAACTTACTGCTTGATGAAGGCGTAGAGCTGGATGATGAGCAGGTAGACAAGATGTACAACGAGGCTGTCGTCGTGATAGCCGATGGCGAGGTGCTAAAAGCCCAAGCTAACCCCTATATGTGCCAGGACCGGCCTATTGTGGCCTTCCCGTGGGACGTTGTGCCGTCGAGATTCTGGGGGAGGGGCGTCTGTGAGAAGGGCTATATGTCCCAAAAGGCGCTCGATGCAGAAATGAGGGCGCGTATTGACGCACTTGCCCTGACGACACACCCGATGATGGCGGTTGACGCCACAAGAATCCCGAGAGGGGATCGATTCGAGGTGAGACCAGGGAAGATGATGCTGACTAACGGCTCACCACAAGAGTCGATCATGCCGTTTAACTTTGGTCAGCTTAATCAGATCACATTTAACCAAGCCGCCAGCTTACAAATGATGGTACAGCAGGCGACAGGGGCAATGGATGCCGCTGAGATGGCTAAAGGGCCGTCTAGTGACACTACAGCCGCCGGTATTTCTATGAGCTTAGGCGCTGTTATGAAGCGTCAGAGAAGGACATTGGTTAACTTCCAAGAATCCTTCTTCAAGCCCCTGATTAAGAAGACTGCTTGGCGCTATATGCAGTTTGATCCAGAGAAGTATCCCTCTGCTGACTACCATTTCTCTGTTGTCTCAAGCCTTGGCGTCATTGCTAGGGAGTATGAGGTTCAGCAGTTGGCGCAGATCCTACAGGTTGTGCCACCCGAGTCTCCTGTCCACTCAGCCATGCTGAAAGCCATCATTGGACACCTTAATGTCACCTCTAAAGAGACATTGCTGGCGACTATTGATGCGGCTAGCCAGCCCAACCCTGAAGCACAGCAAATGGCACAACAGCAGACTGCACTTCAGATGGAGCTTACCCAAGCACAGATCGCTGTACTGCAAGCACAGTCTCAAGAGGCCGCTGGTAGGGCTAATAAGTACGCTGTTGAGGCTGATCTCATGCCTAAAGAAACGGTATTGAAGTACGCCGACGAAGACAAGGACGGCAAGATTGACGACGACTTTGAAAAGAAAATTAAGCTCGCAGAGATGCTGTTAGCAGAAGAAAGATTTGGCCTAGAGAAGGCGGAACGCCAGGCGGCGATGAATAACGCTGTATCAGACAGGCAGAGGCAAGCCGCCGATCAAGACCTGTTGCGCCAGATGATGGCCCAACAACAGTCTGATCTCTCTCAAGTAACAATTGAGGATATCTAATGAGCGACCAGAAGATACATGGCTTCAGTCTCTTTGAGATAGTCCAGCTAATTCGCCAAGAGATCAA